TCAAGTAAAGTTGTAGATCGGTTTGAAGGGGTATTAAATAACCCTGAGAAATATTCAGTCGGTAGATTTGACCCTAAAGATTTAGATGTGGGTACTGGAATAGTAGGTGCACCGGCTTGTGGTGATGTAATGAAGCTGCAGATTAAATGTAAACTGCATGGTAACAGGCATATTATTGATGATGTTAAGTTTAAAACTTATGGCTGTGGGTCAGCAATAGCATCGAGTACTATGTTTGTTGACATGTTAAAAGGAAAAACAATAGAAGAAGCTTGTCAGATAAAAGATAAAGACATAGCTGATGCGTTGGAGTTACCACCTATCAAGTTACATTGTAGTGTGTTAGCAGAGGATAGTATAAAACAAGCCATAAATGATTGGCAACAAAAACAAAAAGGAGAATATAATGAATTGGTTTGAAAATAAAACAACACAACTTATAGCACTAGCTGGAATAGTAACAACCCTTGCAGGGTTTGGATACACCGGAGCTACCTATGTTAATAGAATAGATAATCTAGAAGCACAGATAGGCGGTATTGGAGATACTGAATCAGCACAAAAAGTTATTGAAGAAAGATTTGCTAAGATAGAAACATCGGTTCAATTTCTAGAAAAAGAAATAGACAACATATCTATTCCTGATGTAACTGAAATTAAAACCGACATTGCTACTATTAAAGCAGACCTTGAAAGTCTAGATAAAGATATATCTAAACTTGAAAGTGGTAACCCTCTAGCCGGTTAATCTTTTAATACCCTAGCGTTAAGATGAGCTTCAAGTTCATTGTGAATTTTATCTAACTTAGCTGTAGTCTCACGCATTACAGTGGCTAGGGTACTATACTCTTCTGTTGTAAAAAACTTTTTAAGTTCTTTTATATCTGTGCTAGTTCTTTCGGTAACAAGTTTACCTGTCAAATCAAAAAACAAACTGAACCCTATAAGCTTTGCTTCGGTGCGTTTAGTTCTCATCACCCACCTTTGCAAATGTAATCTTGTCTTGTCTACCACGTAGTCCTGCTTTCATGTAAGAGGTTGCACGACCTTCAAAGAAGTTCTGATGTTCAACACCCATGACTTCATCTAACCACCCAAGAGGGTTCTCTCGTTGGTCATAGTTAGTTTTTAATCCTAGCTGTAGTAATCTTCTATCAGCTATATATCTATTGTAAGCATACATATCTTTCTTGGTAAGTCCTTCAAGGTCTCCCATGTCAAACACTAAGTCTAAGAACTTGTCTTCAAGGTCTACCATTTGTCTACATATCTCGTAGAGTTCTGCTTTAAAATCATCTGTCCATATATCTAAGTTCTCTTGGATAAATTCTCTAAACAATTTAGTCATAGCTTCAACGTGCATAGACTCATCTCGTATAGAGTAAGTGACTATCTGTCCCATACCTTTCATACGTCCGAAGCGTGGGAAATTTAACAAGATTGCAAAGCTAGAAAACAACTGTAGTCCTTCTGTAAAAGCTGAGTAGACTGCTAAAGTTTTTGCAATACTTTTCTTATCTGCCTTGGTGGTTTTGATGTTATGTACATACTCATGCTTGTCAGCCATTTCTTCGTACTCTGAGAAAGCTTTGTACTCTATCTCAGGCATACCAACAGTATCAAGTAACAAGCTGTAAGCGTGTTGATGAATTGATTCCATGTTTGCAAACGACCCCATCATCATTCTAGCTTCCGGCTTTCTAAAGATACGCATGTACCTATCTACATACCCTGCACCTACGTCAACATCTGATTGAGTAAACAATCTAAAAATTTGTGTAAGTAGATTTTTTTCTTTAGGGTCTAGTTCCTGCCAGTCTTTTACATCTGTATGTAGTGGGACTGACTCAGGCATCCAATGCATTTGATTCTGTAACACGTAGTAGTCAAACATCCACGGGTTGTCAAAAGGTTTGTAGTAATCTCTTGTGTCTAATAAGCTCATCTGTTCTCCTCGTTAAATTTCTTAACTAAATATTTAAAATTATTGATTACATATCCTGCGTAATCATCAGGTGTTGCGAATGGATTTTTATGTTCGTCTAAATAATCCACCCACATTCTACTTGTAAACCCAGCAAACTTCTGGCTAAATACATTTGTAAATTCTTCTTGTTTCATCTTAATCCTTTGGTAAATATACTATTACTTCTGATTTACATTTTGGACAATTTAAATTAGTTTCCATAATGTACTCCTCGTTTTCATTTTCTATGTCGTGGTCTCCACCCCATATTAACTCTGTACCACAATGCCAACAGTTCATCTACCCCTCACATGCGATACATTCAGCATCGTCTAATTTAATACGTTGTACTTTAGTATTTACATTCTCTGCATTACGAGCAGCATTGGTTCTAAAGTAGTACAAAGATTTAAGTTTGTTCATACCATACCAGTGCACATCATTAACATACTGCATATACTCATCGTGTACTTCCTGTGGCTCGGTAGCTGTAGGTATAGTAAAGAAAAGATTAACTGACTGTGCTTGGCAAATAAACTCTTGACGTTTAGATGCGTGTTCTATAATCCATATCTGGTCTATCTCGTTAGCAGTTTTGAATAATTCTTTTTCTTCATCTGTAAGAATATCTAAGTGTTGTACTGAACCTTCGTTACCTGCAATGTCTTTCCAAACTGCAGTCAACTCGTCTTTTTTTAATCCTTTGTCTTGTAATAGTTCTTCTAAGTATTTGTTCTTAACTTGGAACGAACCTGATAAAGTTTTGTGCGTATAAACGTTAGCACGATATGGCTCAATCGAAGGAGAAGTACCCCCACATATAATACTAGAACTAGCATTAGGTGCAACAGCGAGTAAATTAGCGTTCCTCCTGCCACTACCACTGACATCAGGAGCTTCACCCCTTTCGTCTGCAAGTCTTTCAGAAGCTCGAGTTGCCTGTGTTTTAATATATTTAAACGCCTTATAGTTGAAGCCCGTAGCGAAGATACCTTCAAAAGGAATGCTGCGTGATTGGAGATACGAATGAAATCCCATCGCACCAAGACCAAGTGACCTTTCTCTATAAGCTGAATAGGCAGATTTAAGAAAGCCTTCCTTGCCCGATTTAATATGTTTTTGAAATCTTTTAAAGTTTGCATTGTATTCTCCTAGGTTGTCTGTATCAACAGCGTTGTCAATGTAATGCTGTAACACGTTGTCAAGCATGGTTATTAAATCATCAATGAACAAAGGATTCTCACTCCATTCATCAAAGTATTGTAAGTTTACAGAAGACAAACAACATACTGCTGTTCGTTCTTCGTTAGTAGGTAAAGTAATTTCAGAACAAAGGTTGCTCTGTTTAATTTCTAAACCTAAAGCTTTCTGTTCTTTAGGTAAGGCTTCGTTACATGTATCTATGTTGACCATATAAGGCTCACCGGTCTCTGCTCTAGCATTAATTATCTGCCACCATAAGTCCCTAGCATTTACAATCTTTGTAGGCTCATGAGTCTTAGGGTCAATCAATCTAAAGTCTGCATCTTCTTCCACAGCTTTTAAGAACTCATTGGTTATGTTAATACCGTTGTGAAGATTAAGATTTTTACGATTAATATCTCCACCTGATTCTTTACGCATGTTAATAAACTCTTCAATCTCAGGATGAGATATATCCATGTAAGCTGCATAGCTTCCACGTCTTGTTGTGCCTTGATTAAAGGCTAACATCTGAGAGTCTACGACATGCATGAAAGGAATTGAACCAGTAGAACGACTCCCGTGAGTAGTAGATATACCGTTACTCCTAACGTCACCCCAATATCCACCAATACCTCCACCCGAAGATGCCAACCATATATTTTCATCATAGTGATTTGATAAACCAGTCCGGCTATCAGGAACATAATTAAGGAAACAGCTAATAGGAAGCCCACGACTTGTTCCCCCGTTGCTAAGTATAGGAGTGCTAAACATGAACCAACAATTGGAACTGTAGTGGTAAAGCCTTTGAGCCAATTCAAAATCTGTGTGACCTTTGTATGTAGCTGCAAAGACTGATGCTCTTGCGAAGGCTTCTTGTGCATGTGTTTCATTCTCCCATAAGTATCTATCCTTGAGTGTATCAAGGCTAAACTTATCTAATAGTTTTTCATTACTGTAATTAATTTTAATACCAAGATATTCCTTGATACCTACTTTGTCTTCAACCATCTTTGTTTTCCTTCTGTAAATAGAGTGCTATTATAGCATAGTGTATTATTTTTAGCAAGTCTTCTGAGTTTTTACCTTGTTTTTTTCCATACCTCATAGCATATTTCATGATGTTTCCTAAACAAAAACCCTCACCATGTCCGGCATCTAGTATCATATCAGTTGCTTGATACTTACCATTAGCATAGTGTTGATTATAAGTTTTATCAATGTGTTGTTTAATTGTTTCTAATACCCTGTCTTCGTTAAATTTATAACTCATAGTTTCCCCATTCCATAGGTAGTGTATCTTCACTGTACCACCTAAAATTATTTGTTTCAGCCCACTCAGCGTGAGTTCTTTTTGTTCTATCTTTCCTCATCTTAGCTCCCGGCATAGGTGCAAAAGGTTTTTGGAATAAAAAAACTAACTCCGTATTCTTTGGTAGTGCTGTTCTTATATGTATGTACTTACTATACTCAGGGTAATCCCAAAACCTACCCTTTGCTTCTAGCAAGATAGTTGTACCATTAATTTTTTTAACAAAGTCAGGCTCATATTTATGCTTGACTATGTAAGGAATCAATTCCCAATGGTGTTCCCAGTCTTGTAAGACTGTCTCGTGTAGTTTATGCTCCCATTTAGAGTCATACCCTTTAGGTAAATCTTTTTCTTTAGGTCTTACCTTGCGAGGTTTTCTAAAGCCTACCATTATAACACAGACGAGTCATAGTTCTTGACTAGTTTCCAGTAAGTTAACATAGCATTAAACATTCCTAAGTGTTTGCTTTGTGATTCTCTGTCCCAAACAAACGGAAGGACCAAGCCTGTATCTTTTCTATCTACAAAGATAGACACTCGTTCTACATCATCAAAGCCACAGCCTTGAGCATAAGCTGATAACTGCATACCATGTTCATCAAACACTAATTTAGCTGGGTCTTTCCCTTTTAAGTTATCTTTTGTTTTAAAGTCTATAAAAATACCGGACTTAGAATACAAGTCAATCTTACCACCATACCCTAAGTCAGCACAGAAAGAATCTTCTGCTATCCATTCTTCGTTTGGGAAAGTCTTATCCAAGTATTTCTTGATTGCCTTGTAAGGTTTAGTTTTAGTTTTACCTAAGAACCCTTTTTCAATCATACCATGTATCTTAGTGCCCTGTTCAGCAGCTTGGATACCTATCTGTTTAGAATCTGTTTGACATCTATAATAGAAAGACTCAATCGTTTCGTCCTCTCCCTGTTCTAAAGTTGAGAAAGAATTAAGTAATTGTTTTTGTTTCCAAGTCTCTAAAGATGGCTTGGCTATAATACCCATGATGGTTGTAACAGAAGGAACTAATCCTAAAGACTTAGCATCTCGAAGAGTAGTGTTTCTTTCTTTACCATTCGC